CAGTTTGAATGCCCTTACTATTTGCAAAATTAGCAGCAGTTAACTCTACCTCATTTAAAGCATGTAGTACTCTATTGCTTAATGCTAAATAATCCATTATAGTTTAGAACCCTTTGTCTTTGTAGAAATATATGTGGAAGATTCTCCTCCAGATATAACACACGTTATATTTTTTTCCATATTGTAGAAAGCAAGAGTCCAACCACCTGTTTCAGAATTTTCGTATAGGAAAGTAAGTTGCTGAGTTTTGTCAGGTTTACTAGTAATTCCTACCCATACTTTCTCTTCTTTAAAAGTTGATAGGATATATTCATCCATTTTATCAGGAGATGCACAAGGCGCAGAAACAGCATAAGAAGCAGAAGAAACTACGCATAATAGGATACTTAAGATAAGTGTTTTAAACATTGTAATTCCTTTCTAATCCTTTTTGTTCATACTTACCATTTTACTTTGTTTGCCCAGTAAGCCGCACTCATTTTTCCTTTGTCAATATTCTTTCCGTGCCTAGCTTTAAATGATTTACGTCTGGCTTTTTCTTTTGGTGTAGAAGGACTTTTACCTGCTCCACTTACACCTTGTTGTCCAAAGCGAATAGTCTTAATCTTATCCCCATCCTTAGCTACAACAACATGAGACTTCTTAGGATGCTTGGGAGTTCTCTTAGGTTTATTAAAACCAGATACACCTGCTCTTGTAAGTCTTGAATCTTTTTTAATAGACACTGATATCTCCGTTATTTTTCTTTACCGAATACGGAACCTGTAAGTAATGCTCCGAAAGCTAAATGAAATAAGCCACCTCCCATAAGGGTAAAAGGATTGTGTTGTCCTGTCATCTTCTTCATTAACTCTAACTGTACTAGTGGGTCTTGGATTGTTGCTAGGTATGTAACGAAAGAAGATAGGTCTGGTCTATTTAGTCCGAACCAGACAGGGACCACGACGAAATCATATACACAGATTCCTAGATATACGATAAGTGCAGTCCATCTCCATGCCATCCATCCATACCCTATATCTTCTTATGCTGTATATTGATATTCGTCAAGACGAGGAGTATAGGAACTACCCTCCATTTTACCTTTATACCCGAAATCATTTTGAGGCATCAAGGGTTTCTTATTACAACCGCATGTACAGTTTTCACAATTACAATCGTCAGGACAGTTCTCACAGTCACAATTTTTGCAAGTCATCTTCGTACCTTCCTCACTCCACCACCATTAGCATATTTCTTTACGTAGCCGCCATGTGCTTTCTTTTTTCTTTTTGTAAAATCAAATCTTGTATGTTTTAAGAAAGGCACAGCATTGTCAGGAGGTGCGGGCATACTTTTAGATAATCCCGCCGCATTTCTTAGACGTGTTCTTTCCGATACAGTTAATTCATTAAGGGGCCTTCTAAGAGGGTCCATATCTTTCATCTTACGTTCGTCCCGCATACGATCTTTAGCATATTTTTCAGCCGCATTGAATCCAGCAACATCCACATCATCTGTCATTCTATTTTCCCCAAAGTTTCTTCAGATAGTTTTGAACAAGTGTATTATTCAAGAGTAACTCATTGTATACTTCCGCTGTAGCATCATCTTCTTTCATCAGTCTTGTAAGTGTCATTGCTGATTCCTGTAGATGCTTTAATATAAAGAATTGCTCATAAGATACATTTGATGAAAACCACCCTATGATATTTTCTCTTACTCCTTTAGTAACCTTGCCTACCTTATGCGGGAAGATAATTGGAAATACAGCCGCTTGTCCCGCTTGTAACTGAGTACCAACTTCTCCTGCTTCTGTCTTTATTATAAACTCTCCACCTTCATAATCATCATTCAAGTTAATTGAGAACCCGTAGTCATAGAAAACATTGTTAGACTTTGGTGATGCTTTGAACGAGTCTATATGATAATCGTAAAAGTCTCCTTCAACATACCTATTGTAAAAATTAACTGATATCCTATTAGGACAGTAGACTGAATCTATGTAAGAGTTATTATACAGAAGATCGATTAAGTATTTTCTAACTCTTTCAGGAACGATAGTTTCTTTATTCTGTTTGATATCATAGAGTTTACTGATAGCTTGTGTTTTCTTTCCATCTACGAATTTCTTATTCGTAAGTTGGTTTTGTAAGTAGACTGTATCTTCTTCGTCTAGTAGCTTTAAGAACATTTGTTACCTCACAATTTGAACAAAGCAAAGAGGGTAGCGTAGGGTTTTTGAAAGGAACCCTACAAAACCTTTACTCAAGTACTACGTACCCGTCGTCACCGTAGCGGATTCAACAGGGTTCTTAGATACATCAACCAGTACGACATGCGCTCGAAAACGCCATACAGCCGAATGGCTTGATCCACCATCAATAACAAGCAGATCAATCGTATCAGCAGCAGTAAGTAGTACTGGATTAGCACCAGTAGCACCGGGCGCTGCACTTAGAAATGGCGTGATTACAGCCGTTGAGGCTCCACCATCAACGAGACAATCGACATCTCCACCAGTAAAGCCAAGATCAAAAGTGATCTGACCATTACCAGATGCTTCAAGAGTTTCGATACACCCGCCAAGAATCATAGTATCAGCAGGAATATCAAGCATTTGTACGATATCACCTTGCGACAGATCAGTATTATCTACCGCATCATAGACAGGTGAAGTCATAACATAGGCTTTAGCGACACCAGAGGGATGACCCGAAGTACCGCCGCCTACATGCGTAGCATTAAAAGTAGCCATAATTTAGTCCTCCCTTACGTGTTCAAATCAACGACGCCCTGAAGGACGCCCTTGTAGCCACTACCGGAACCACGAAGAACCTTACGGCCAAAGACGTGAAGACCACGTACAATGTCAGCGAAGCTATCGGGGTCACGGATGACCTCAGTTTTTGCAATGTGCGAAGCGGTGCAGACTGCACTCATATGACCAGCAAGACAAGTAGTCTCACCACTGGTCCCAGATGGGCCAAACGTGTTCGTAGCAGCCGAACCAACAGAGCCGGTTTGGATGACGTTAGTTTGGTACAACGTGAAGCCATGAATTTTACGAGCCGTGACAGCACCATTCATCAAAGCTGACATGTTCTCACCAGTAACACTGGCGTCCATCAACTTAGCATCGGCCTGTTTCAGAATCTCGTAGAACCCAGAGTTGGCAACAAACCACCGGTTCTCTTGCGGTACATCGTTCGCATCAAGCTGTTGAGCCATACGAGCGAGATAGTTAGAACATTCATTACCTGTATTGCAGGAAATGGCTGCACCAGCCGCACCAGTATCAGTGGTAGCAGTGCCTTGGACAGCACTGTCGCTGATCTCTTTCAAGATGTTATAATCATATGCCTTCTTCAACGAGTACGCACCCGAAGAAGTTGCCAATGATTCCCAATTAACATGACTCTGACGTTCCTCAATATCGTCAACCTTGAAAGCAAAGTAGTTGCCCTGATCGACGGTTAAGGTAATTTCAGTATCAGTGATGTCTTGGGTATTAACGACAGAACCACGAGTGTACGCAGATACGGTAACCTCTGGTTCCTTGATGATTTTAACGGTGTCGCCATAGTTCTCGATTTCTCCCGAATAGTCGGTGTTTGTAATTGCTTCAGCAACCGACGCCCTACGGAAGAACTTGAGAACTTTTTGGCTGAAGATTGACGGGTTCCATTTACCATTAGGTAAATTGTCATAACCCGCCGAGGATGCAACAGACATGTTAGTCTCCTTTGCGGTTAAATTATTCTTCCCTCTCGTGAAGCTTTAACGATTTCAGTTTCTAGTTTTTCGAATTCGTGAGGCTTCAACTTAGAGATTTCAGCACTTGTCCAAATCTTTTTATCTCCACTACTGGTAGCAGACACAGTTTTCTGCGTGAAAGAAACAGCTTCTGCTGCATCTGCTTTCTTAGATTTAGACTTTGGTTGAACATTAGAATCCATTTTGTAAAGGTCGAGTATACGAGCAGCCCATCTAGCATCAGTACGGTTTTTATAGATACCGTTTGAAATAGTCTCAGGTTGCGAATCTAGCCAATTTAAAAATTCTGAACTTTCTTTTAACTCTATAAAGTCGGGGTGTAGCACCAACAACTCTTGTTCAGCCGTTTTGTATTTAGCATCTTCTTCTTTCTTAGTAAGAGCAGCAATCCTTTTTTCAATTTCTACTGTTCTTTCTTCTGCTTGAAGTCGGGAAACAGTTTCAACAACTCCGTATACATCAGGATATTCTTGTTTAAACTCTTCAAGTTCTTCTGTTGTTTTCGGCATTGAAGCTAAAGAAGGAGAATGTTCTGCTAATTTAGACTTAGCATCAAGC